TATGTCTTATATTTGAATCGCCCTTGATTGTTTCTGTTTTTGAGCCAACACTCGCATTAAAGGCACCACCTACGGTAAGATTAAAATCACCGGCAACTTTCCAATTTACATTACCGTCCACATACAAATTAACATTACCTTGAACATAAACTGAATCGTTACCAACAATTACACTAAACTTGTCTTTTTGGATGCGTTCAGCACGGTCTCCAGCGGGTCCCCATTCAACATATGAACCTGACCGATGGTACAAGTGTATTCTTTCGTTATCTTTTGTGTCATCAAACTCTAGGGCGTGTCCTGATTCACTCTCATATACATTATTATATGGGTAAGTGGCATTGTAATATGGCTCTGGTTCTACCCGTGAAGCCTTCTTTGCCTTTTTTTGTGATACGATAGAATCATCAATACTTTCATTTCTTGCCAAGCGTGATGTGGTTGGTTCATCTAACTTTCTTGGGTAAACCGTTTGTGATTCATTTGGTTTAACAGGAGCTGATGTTAATCTGTCACCTGTTCTTGGGTCTGAATAAGCTTCTTGTGGATTACCTGCTTTCAATGGAATACTTGGGAACACTCCAATGATAACGGGTTCTTGTGCGTTTTCACCATCAACAAAGAAACCAAAAACCATGTCACCTTCTTTTGGTGCATATGGGTGAGGATTATTCACAGGTAAACTAGGCATAGCCCATGGTAAATTCTCTGTGGGAAGTTGCATTTTATTATCTGCGTGCCAACCCATACATCTTACACGACATCGGCCAAGTTTTAATGGATCTTGACGGTCTTCAACTACACCGACCCACCAAGTGAAACCGTTTTTACCAGCAAAATCTTTTGTATCTTCGTTATATTGCATATTAATATTCTAACATCGCTCTCGTTTGTAATGGATTATCAGCAGGAATAAAATCGTTGCTATTTGAGCTTGAGGCTACTTCAATAATTGTTTCATGTTTATCAAAACCAATAATATGTCTTGAAGCCACAATCACATATTTACCACTCAAACTCTTATCTTCGTTTGTATCGCCTTTTTCTTTTAAACCAAATGTTGGTGCAGTTAAGTTAATATTAAAACCTGAAGTTAATTGGAAGTTACCTGGCATTACCAATTTAACTCGTTTAGCCATGAGGTTTGTTAATATCGCTTTTCTTTGAAATATAAAATTCTCTTGTGATTCTACCTTGCTTAATGAAGTTGGGTCAGCTTGTTTAATATAACTACTTAATTGACGAGCAGCACCAAATAAACTCACCACTTTTTTAGAATCAAACGCTTCAACATTTTTTTGGCCATCACGGTTTTGTATTGTTGTTATGTTTGGATTATCATTACCATGTTTCATACTTAAAAAATGGTCACCATAACTAATATTCTTTTTTTCAAATGTTCGTGTCATTGGGTCAAAACCCATAAACTTACCTGCATTAACACCGCTTCTTGTTTTTTCAATAGAATCGTTTTGTGCTATTACCTCAAGGTGACGAGCTGAACTGATTTCTTCTAATGATGTTTTATTTGATTGATTTTTTGGTTCAAACTTAACATCTAATATATCATCTTGTGTGAGAAGTGTAGATAATGAAACAAAATTATATCCAACCAAATTTTGAAAGAAAACATAGTTTGGTGAGTTTTGTTTATCTAAAGCTCTTTTAGCACACCATTCAATAGCATCTAATGGTCTTAAATTAGGTATAACTACATTACGAACACCACTTGTGGGTTCATATAAACCACCAATGTTATTTTGTGGCACTTTCAAATAATTAAATAAAATCTTTTCAACAATTTGTGAATAAGTTAAATCAAAATTTTGATTGACCCTTTGTTGGTCTGAAAACATAAGCTCGTCAGAAACAAAGTGTAGAATAAATGTTTCACTACTTTGGTTTTCGTTTTTACGGTCAGATTGTTTATAGATGCGAAAAGCTTTACGAAACTTACCAATATCAGAATTTTCATCTTTTGATATATCAATCAATAATGATTCTGAACCATCAAATAAAAGTTTACCAGAAAGTCCATTAGAATCACGAATAAGAATATTACCAGACATTACTGGTAAAAACATAGAATCATAGATATTCAATTCTTCAAATACTTTTTGAATATCAATAGGACCGGCTTTGGTCACTAAAGTCAATTCATGTATATGAAACTGTGTTGACTTTTTGACTTTTAAGTCACTCATAATTTAATTACTCGTTTAAATTCTTTCTCTACTTCTGGAACAAATTCTGATTTTAATAATTTGATTTCTCGTTTAGCTTCGTTTACTTCTACCTCATAATCATAATAAGTTTGTTTTTCTTTAGACACGATTTCAGTAACAGTTGCACCATTATCTAATGTATATGATGTGCTTGTAGCTGCAACATTAGCATATGTGTTAGCATCTACTTGAAACTTTTCTTCAATCTCTGTGCCATCTGAAGCAGTTCTTGTAATAATCTTATAATAAGCTTTGGTATTATTAGTGCTTTGTGCCCATTGAAGACCTGAAACTGGTGTTGTATTAGCTGCACCATTGGCTGTGTATTTTGTATCAATAAATTCAATAAGAGTATTATTTTCTAAAGGCCAATCAAATTGTGGGTCAATAATATCATTAAACAATAATACAATCCAATGTCTTTCTGGATTATCATAGTATTTTGAAGCAATAATTTCAGGTGTATCAGAATCTTTAATCTGATATTTGTAAAAAGCGGATGAATTATTTTTTAGTTCTTTTTCAAATCCAAACCTTGATATGATATTAGTAACAGAATCAAGACCGCTTGATTTCGTATTACTTGTATAGAATGTTTTTGGATAATAGTTAAAAAACTTTGCCATATTATTTTCTCATCATTTCTGATTTAGGTCTGTCATTTCTAAAATCAGCTTTAGTAAGGTAAGTTGTTTCTTGGAATTGTAATGTTACTTGAATCGCAACCGGCATACCAGTTCTACCTAAAGCTGGGTTACTTTCACCAGGAACTTCATACGCTGACCAACCATTTGGTGCATAGTTCACATCAATTGTGGTTAACACACAAGTTGCAATTGGTGGTATATTTGGGTTTTGTGAAGAACCGTAATAAAATTTAATATCAAACTCTGACGGTGGTATCAAGAAACCTTGTGCTGTTGCTAATTCTGGTGCTTGATGAAAACGAAGTCTTTCAATAATCTTTTGAACTTCTAACGCTTCTTTTTCATCTCTTGGATAAAATGTAAAATCAAACTGAAATTGACGGAAATTAGGTGACTTGTAAATCATTTCAAGCATTGGGTTTTGAACCGTACCTGTAGCCGCAGTAAATAACGCTTGGCCTGTATTTTCACCAGCTAAAGATGATACACCCTTTAATATATTACCCCCAGCCGCTTTAGCAGCTACACCTGCAGCTCCTTTGTAATCTCCAGCCTTAACTCTTTCAACAACGGATCCACCAGCGGCAAGAACTTGACCTGTCATTTCTCCGCCAAGTTGTAATTGGTCATATCCTTGTGCATAAGTGTAATTTAATGTATCAGGCATATACAAAGCAATAGCATCGGTTGTAAGTGTAGTTGTCTTTAAGAAACCTAAACTACCACCAGTAATCTTTTTAATTGAAGTGTCAATAACCGCTTTAGTTGATTCTGAATTACCATTAAAAACTGATGCTTGACCAAATAAGTTACCAATTTTACCAGTAACACTATTCAAACCACCTAAAGCACTACTTACACTTTTACTAGCTGCATTGGTAAGGCTTGCAAACTTTCCACCGGTAGAAGAATTAACCGAATTTAATCCACCATTCACTTTACTTAATAAATCACCACCAAAAGCACCAGATGCTTTTCCAATATTTGCACCTAATGTTTGAGAAGCTGGTGAAGAACCTTTTGTTACAGGAATAGCACTCTCACCTATTGTTTTGCCACCAAAACTTGTATGTCTTTGTTGGCGAATATAAATGACCATGTAATGGCCTTTATCCGCTGAACCAACATCTATTGGATAACGAAAAGTGTTTTTTTCAAAATCAGTACCTTCAAGTGCTGATAATGGACCATTTTTTCTACTATCTTGTTTATTGAATGTTATATCGCCGAAACCGAAAAGGGACATTTTTACTTCCAGAGGTAAATTGTGTTAATTAGCATAGATAGTATTTATGTCATATAAAGGATGGTTTAGACCCAAAAACCCAACAAAATACAAAGGCGATGCAGCTAATATCGTCTACCGTTCCAATTGGGAGTTAAGAGTAATGAAGCATTTAGATATTGACCCTAATGTTTTGTGGTGGGCGTCAGAGGAACTGTCTATTCGTTACAAATCTCCAATTGACCAGAGGATGCACCGTTACTATCCAGATTTTGTAATTCGTGTCAGGCAAACTGACGGTAAAGAAAACACTTTAGTCGTTGAAGT